CGTGGCTCGCCAGTCAGACTGACCTGATGGCAGAAGATTGGATGGTGATTTAATCATGGAAATCCGCACAGCCCGCCCCCCTTTCGTAGAATTCAAACGCATCGCAGTGCCCGACAAAAAGCGCACCGAGGAACTTGGCCGACGTGTTACAAAAGACGTTGATTACGCCTTTGTCATGCAACCAGGCTCCAAAGACCAAGTAGAGCGAGTAGCCACCGATTGGCTGGCAATGCTGAAACTGAAGGTTATCAACGGCGCGGCTGACGCATACCCGCAAGAGTGGGTTGATAGCTTCCATGCCAAATACAAAGCCTTCCAAGACGGTCAAGACGCACCCCTGGACGGCACATCCGTTAAAGAATGGCCCGTGTTGTCCCCCGCACAAGCTGAGAACTTCATTGCCATGCGCGTGTTGACAATCGAGGACGTTGCAGGAATGACCGAGGAAGCAATGCGAGCCTATGGCATGGGTGGCCGTGAACTCAAGCAAAAGGCGCAAGAGTGGGTGAAGGGCAAAGACTCTGCATCCGTGGAAAATGAGATGTTAAAAAAGCAACTCGCCATGCTGACCGAGCGTCTTTCAAAGTTGGAGCAATTAGGCGATAATGAGGCCGAACCTCTACAGGTTAAACGTGGGCGCAAGCCTAAAGTAGTCGAGTCTGAAACGACCGAGGCGCAATCTGTGGAGTAAATAAATGGCAAACTGCCTTTCTATCGTTCAAGCAATCTGTGGGCGTTTATCGCTGGCAATCCCAAACCAAGCAGTAGGCAACACAGATACCCAGATCACGACGATTCTGGCGCTATGCAATGAGGAAGGGCAGGAGCTAGCCGCACGACACGAATGGACGGGCCTGCAAACTGAGGCCACGTTTACCACTCTGGCGGTAGAGAATCAGGGCGCAATGGAAACCATCGCTCCCGGCCTTGGCTACATCATCAACGACACGATCTGGAATCGCTCACTCCGTCGCCCGGTGTACGGCCCAAAGTCTGCCCAAGGCTGGCAGCAAAACAAAGCATTCGCAATCAATGGCCCGTGGTCAAACTTTCGGGTCAAAGGTGGCAGTCTTTATATGTACCCCGTCCCCAGCGCGGGGCAGGACTGCTATTTTGAGTACACAACCCGCAACTGGTGTACCGATTCCACCGGAGCTACAGGCCGCGAAGAATGGGGCAATGACGCAGACTTGACCCGCTTGGAGTGGAATCTCCTAGTGTTGGGGACAATTTGGCGCTGGAAAAAACTCAAGGGTTTTGAGTACGCCGAAGACTTCAACACCTACGAGCGCAGATGTATGGATGCAATGGGCAAGGATGGCTCTAAAGACTGGCTCAGTCTGTCCAACACTAGGTACGACGTATTTCCCGGAATAACAATTCCGTCAGGTAGCTGGAACGTCTAATGCGCACAGCAGCACGCACCAAAGGCGCACGGCAAGCGGTATCCAATTCCGTATCCCTCCCCTCCCCTGTAGGCGGGTGGAATGCGCGTGATTCACTCGCAGCCATGAAACCCACTGACGCGGCGGTAATGGAGAACTGGTTTCCACTGACCACTGAATGCATGTTGCGAAAAGGTTACACCCAATACGCGACAGGATTCACGGGGCAAGCTGAGAGCCTGATGAACTATGCAGCGGGAACAAGCGAAAAGCTATTCGCCGTGGCTGGTGGCAGTTTTTACGATGTAAGCAACCCCGGCGCAGTGGGTGCGGCGGTGGCTACGGGTAAGACTAACTCGCGCTGGCAATATACGAACGTCGCAACAGCAGGCGGGAATTTTCTCTACACTGCGAACGGGGTTGACAAGCCCATGCTCTACGACGGCGCAACATGGACGCTGATCGACGGGGTATCGGTTCCCGCCATTACAGGCGTGACGACTACCGGACTGACAAGCCCAATAGTATTCAAAAGCCGGGTTTGGTTCATTGGTAAAAACACCCTGAAAACGTGGTATCTCCCTGCCTTGTCCGTGGGTGGAGCAGCGGCGGCGGTAGATGTTTCAGCCGTGGCTCAAAAGGGCGGGTACATCGTGGCACACGCGACTTGGACGATTGACGCGGGTACTGGGGTGGACGATTACTATGTGATAGTGACATCTCAGGGCGAAGTAATCGTGTACCAAGGCACTGACCCCTCTAGTGCTTCTACGTGGGCGCTGAAGGGCGTTTGGGCGCTAGGGTCGCCTGTTGGTGAGCGTTGCCTGTATAAATTCGGCGGTGACCTGCTTTACATCTCCCAGGATGGCTTAGTACCTCTAGCCGGGGCTTTGCAGTCATCTAGGGTAAACCCTAGGGTTGCACTGACGGACAAGATTCAATTCGCAATATCCTCTGCGGTGAGTTCTTACGGTACTAACTTCGGTTGGTCAATCCTGTATTACGCACCTGAGAACATGCTGATTTTGAACGTCCCGGCATCCGAGGGTACTTCGCAAGAGCAGTACGTTATGAACACCATCAGCCAGTCGTGGTGCAAGTTCACCGGATGGGCTTCTAACTGTTGGGAACTTTACGGCGATCAGCCATATTTCGGCGGGAATGGGTTTGTAGGCAAGGCGTGGAATGGGTTTATTGACCACGACTCCAATATCGTGGGGACTTGCATTCAGGCATTTTCGACCTATGGAAACCCAGGAAACTTGAAACGCTGGACTATGAACCGTCCAATTATTCGAGCAAATGGCAGACCCTCAGTAATGGGCTCCATGAATACAGACTTCAATTTGCAGGCAGACACATCCCCATTCAGCTTTACCCCGGTGAGTTATGGGGTTTGGGATACGTCGGTATGGGATGCTGCAATATGGTCATCTGACTTTGACATTTACCAAGACTGGCAGGGCGTATCAGGTGTTGGGTATTACGGCGCACCGCAGATTAAATGCGCGGCCTCTGGGATTGATGTTCGGTGGGTATCTACTGATATTGTTTACGAGGCGGGGGCCATTCTGTGATCGACAAATGGCGGCATTTATTGGAGCCGCTGGTGAATGAATCCATTGCCCCTATTCCGTGGGAACAAGTCAGGCAACAGAATTACATATTGTTTGAATCCGACAATTCTGTTTTGGTCGCAAATAGCTCGAATATGTTGGGCAAAAAAGCCCTGCAAATATGGCTCGCCGCTGGCATAATGAGCGAAATAGATATTCTGGCTCAACAGGCAGAAAACTATGGACGTGCAAACGGATTCGAGCTTATTTCTTACTGTGGTAGGAAGGGTTGGATTAAGACACACGGCTATAAAGAAGTTGCAACTGTTGGAGTGAAGAATCTATGAACGCAATAAAAGACATTTTCGGCATTCAAAGTGCCCCCGCAACCCCTGATTACACCGGGGCGGCAAATGCTACCGCGGCGGGTAATTTGGCCGCTGCACAGCAAGCAACCCGAGCGAACCGGGTAAATCAGTACACCCCTTATGGGTCGATGACATTCAAGGAAAACCCCGAAGGGACTTGGGATCAATTCCTGAACTTGTCCGGCACAGGGCAAAAACTACTTGATGCTGACAACCAATCCGCTTTAGGGTTGGCAGGACTGCAAAGCAACGCCATGCAGGGCGTAGCAGGTCAACAGCAGCAAGGGTGGAATGATTCGGCACTCGCCCCAACTGCAATCAACCCCGGACAGACAGCGCAAGACGCGATCATGGCCCGGTTGAATCCGCAGTTTGACCGCAAGCAAGCGGCCCTAGAGACCCAAATGGCAAACCAAGGCATCGCCCGGGGAACCGAGGCGTGGAAAGCCGGAATGTCTGACCTGACAAACCAACAAAACGACGCAATGTCTCAAGCGGCATTGCAGGGCATTGGATTGGGACAGCAAGCCCGTCAACAGGGCATCCAAGAGCAGCAGTATTTTAATTCCCGCGACTTGAACAACTTGAATGCTCTGCGAACCGGGTCACAAGTGACAAACCCAACATTCAGCAGCTACAACCAACAGGCCACGACAGCAGGCCCGGACATGATGGGCGCGACTCAAGCAGGCTACAACGCGCAATTAGGTGCAACAAACGCCAACAACGCATTCGGAAGCTCTGCAATGCAAGGGCTTTTTGGATTAGGTAGCGCAGCGATGGGGAAGAAATAACATGGCATCCCCAATCATGGCCCCTGGTGCTTACGATGCAGAATCGGAAGCTATCCGCCGTCGCCTAGCATTTGCAGAGGCGCTTAAATCCCCCACTGCGCAAGGTGGGCAGATGGTGAGTGGTCATTACGTCCCCATGAACCCATTAGCGGGACTGGCTGACTTGCTTCGCGCCAAGTGGGGCAAGGAAGAAAGCGAAGGCGCGACCAAAGACCAACAGGCCCTAGCTGACCGTATCCGCAACAAACAGAGCGAAGAATGGGC